TAGTCCTTTTAGTTTTAAGAATGAATATGTAAGTAAAAACTTTAACAAGTCATTACGAAAGTGGATTTCTAAACGAGGCATCCCGATTCAATCAAGATATTCACAGACAAGAAACTTAACCAAGCAACAAAGAGCAACTAAGCAGATAGACGAGAAAACTAAAATGGCTTATGCAATGGGAGTAAGTATCAAAAGAAAAGGACTTAAACCAACTTTGTTCATTACAGATGCAGTCACAGAGGCTACCTTAGAAAGCATGGCATCAGGATTAGCGAATGCACTCGGAGCATCAATTACAATAACTTTAGCAAATAATTTAATGAGATGATAACAATATCAAGTAACCCTTATAACTGGCAAAATTCATTCAATGAAATGGTATTCAATGTGAGCAGCACAAATGCACTCGCATCAGGATTTCAATTCTTAGTTGATGTAAATGTATCAGGTCAAACTAATCCCGTTACAAGGTTGACCTATCCAAAGCAACCGAACACAGGAGCGATTGAGATAAACCTTAACGAGGTAATTCAAAACTATGTAAGCTATGACTTACTAAGTTCATTCAATGCAAGCGGAACGCAGAGGGTTTCAAATGCTCGTGCGCCTTATTGGATTGGATTTGGTGAAGTTTATAACAACGCATCAGGAATCCCGACTATCTATCCTGACTTAGCTTCATTCGGTTCAAGTGGTTCACCTAAGTACGGTACTAATGCAGTATTTGAGTTTCAAGATTGGAACGCTTCATCTTATCAGTCTTATGCCTTAAGTAGGTCAAATCAAAAGTCTTTGAATCAAGAAACATTCACAGATGTAATCCGATTGGACCAAAATAGAATACTTCAATTCTTTGATGTGAGCGGAAATATATTCGATGTCGTTAATATAATATACAATGAAGTAGGAACTGCATTGTATGGGTCGGGTCAGGCTGTGACAAGGGTTACAGATATAGTTTCAATCAACGTAGGTAAACGAGAATGGGAGAACATGGGGTCAACGTGGAATACCTTTTTAAACAATGCAGCTGCAAGTTATATCGAGGTTATTATAAGAGATAATACAGCGGCTACTCTTTACACACGCAGAATGAACTTAGATTTAAGCTGCCCTAAGTATGACATTTATAGACTGCATTGGCTAAACTCTTTAGGTGGGTTCGATGCTTTTAATTTCAACAAGGTATCAGTCAAGAAAACTGACATTGAGCGAAAGCAGTTTAAAAGATTTCAACCGCTCAACTATTCGGAATCATTTAGAGGCAAAACAAACTACTTCACAAAGTACACCGACAGGATAACTTTAAATTCAGATGGCTTAACAGATGCACAATGGGAAGGACTTAAGGAACTATTAACAAGCCCTGTAATTTACTTAGAACAAGATAATAACACTTTGCTATCAGTTAATATCTTAGAATCGAATTACGATGAATTAAACTATTCAACTAACAGAACGATTAGCAACTTAGTGATTACTATTGAATACGCATTTGATAATTATAAACAAACACTATGAACGAAAACGAATTAATACTTTATGCGTACAATGCGAGCGGGTTTGTTTCAGATTCGTTTCAAGTTGATCTAACCGAGTCAGTAAGTTTACCGATAACTAAAACTATCATTGACATTCGAGAGCCTGAAAAAAGACAAAGCGATTATTCAAAGACAATTACTTTGCCTGGCACTTCGAATAATAATAAAATCTTTAACCACATATTCAAACTTGATAGGGCAACAATAAACGAAACTACTATAAACTATCAACCTGACTTTAACCCTAATTTAAAAGTAGATGCTATCTTGTATCGTTCAGGTATTCCACAGATAACAGGATACTTGCAATTGAACAACATTAAGAGAACGGATGGCGATATAGAATACGAGGTTATAATTATCGGGAAGTTTGCTAATATGTTTCAAGACTTAGGAGAAAAGAACCTTAACGAATTAGACTTATCAGCTTATGACCATGAGTGGAATCGTGATAACATTGTTAATTCGTGGGATACTTCGATAATTAAGAACGGAACTACTTATGTAAACTTCAACGTATCAGGCGTGCCAAGCGGTGAGGGTTATGTTTACCCTTTAATTGATAGGGGTAATTCGGTGGGGTTTGGTGAAATTACCTATCCATTAAACACAATGTATCCTTCTGTTTATGTTAAGCAAGTAGTAGACTCAATCTTTAGTCAAGCAGGCTATCGTTACGAATCAGCATTCTTTAATTCTGAAAGGTTTAAAAGGTTAATCATTCCATTCTCAGGCGGTGAGTATAGAATGAGTGAAGCAGAGGTTGAAGATAGGACCTTTGATGTAAGTATAGCAACTGCTTATTCATTTGCTCAGACTGCATTCACACCTCAATTGGTATTGTATGATACTTTAAACAAAGACACCACACCGAGCGGATTTGATATTAGTACAGATATATTCACCATGCCTGCAGGAGTAGCGGGTGAAGTAACGTATAGGGCGGAATTAAAATTTAAATTAAGAAACGTCTCAGGAGTAAGTTTGCCAGTAGATACGGAGAGTTATGTATTTTTAAACATCATTAGAAAAACAGCCGCAAACGTAACAACTATCATAGGGAGAACTGATGTATTTGTTGGTACTTCAAACTTAGCTAATAATGCAGTTGTCAATGGAGTTGCTTCGGCTCAATCTGCTCCAACCTTAATCAATGTAACTGATGAAGTATATTGTGAATTTAATTACATGACTATTGGATACACCGAAACTGATGTATTGTTTACAGCGGAAGCAGATTCATTCTTCTTCAATTCTCCTTCATCATTATATCAAGAAGGTTCATCAGTTAACATAAGTTCGGTACTACCTGAGAAGGTCAAACAATCTGAGTTCTTAACGTGGTTAATTCGTGCCTTTAATCTTTACTATCAAGTTGACCAAATCGATTCAAAGAAATTCATCATTGAGCCGAGAGATGAATTCTACTTAAACGACTTTGAGGATATTACTAACTACTTAGACATATCAAAAGAAATTGATATTGCACCAATGGGACTCTTAGACTTTAGGAACTTTCAAATGCAATACAAAGAGGACGATGACGAGTTTAATAAGAAGTATCAAGAAGTTTATAGAGAGGCTTACGCCACAAAGAAATTCAATGTAAACAACGATTTCATAAAAGGTGATAAGACGGTTCAATTAGGGTTTTCAGCAAGTCCTTTAAGTGATTCAAAATATCATACAAGAATCATGACTAAAATTCGTCCAGAAGATTTCACAACAGGCAAAAAAGATATGCCGACTTATAATCTTAGAATTCTTTATTATGGAGGTTTGATTCCCGATGTGTCAGGGTTTGTTATGACTTATGGTGCGAGCGGTGCAAGTAGTTATCAATTCCCTTATGCGGGTATGGTTGATGATGTTTACGCTCCTACTTTTGATTTAGGATGTGGATTATCAAGGGCAATAAATTACGGCTCATTTGTTCGGGATGCGGTTCAATTAACTGATGCAAATTTATTTAATCTTTATTGGAAAAGAACGATTGAAGAAATAACGGATAAGGATTCAAAAGTTGTAACAGCTTATTTTAAGTTTTCACCTCTTCAATTGAATAGTTTAAGTTTTAGAAAGTTTTACAAAATAGATAAGCAATTTTATCGACTCCATTCAGTTGAGTATGACTTAAGTTCAAAGGATACAACTAAGGTTCAATTCTTAAAACTAAAAACCTCACCAGTATTCACACCAAGTACAACAAGAGGAAACGGAGGTATTGGAAGCGTAAGCGGTGGCGATATTACACCGATGTTCGCCAAACAAACCAACACTACTTACTTTAGTGATTACAGCAACACAGCTACAAAGATTCAACCTAATTCAGACACGATTGTACTTATAGACTATTCACAAAAGATTTGGTTTATTGATTCAGCAACAACAGTATATCTACCTGATGCAAATTCAATTCCACCAATTAACGGAGCGCCAATAATTGTGATTAGAAACATAGGGGGAAGTGGAGCAGATGTGTATTCAATTAATTCAAGCCAAGATGTAGATGGTGGCACTCATGTTCATTTGAGAGCAGAGGAAACGATATGGGTGGCAGCTAACAATAATAAATGGGAAGTACTATTCAAATATAAACAGCCATGATAGAACTATTTAATAATAACAATTCAAGATTAACAGACTTATCTGACTTGATTAAACTAATGAGAATTGATTCAAACTATATTTCAATAATAAGAGAATACGAGAATGGCAAAAGTTAAGGCATTAATAGGGATTGAAACTGACATAGGTAACTCAGATGTTCAGTTAAAGAAGTTAGATAAGGAAGTAAACAACGTAAAGAAGTCTGCAAAGGATACTAAAAGTAGTTTAAAAGGAGTCGGTGGTGCAGTTAGTGATTTGGGCGGTCCATTAGGTCAGGCATCAAGTGGAGTGCAGACTTTAGGCAAGGCGTTTATGACGTTATTAGCTTCACCAATTGGTATTATAGTAGGTTTACTTGCGGGTATTGTGGCTTTATTATCAAGGCTTGACCCTGTAGTTGATAAAGTAGAACAAGGCTTAGATGCGTTGACTGCAATATTCGACACCTTAGCAGGGAATTTAGATAAGGTTGGAAAGTTATTCATGCAGATAATGACACTTGATTTTAGTGGTGCAACTAAAACCGCTCAGGAATTAGGAAGTGCAATGGGTGACGCTGCTAATGAAGCTATCGACTTACGCAAAAGTATTCAAGCATTAGAGGACGACCAGAATGAGTATACGGTATCCAATGCAAAAGCAGAAGTGGCAGTTAAGAATCTTTTAATTCAAGCTAAGAATGTCAACTTAAGTTATAAGGAAAAGATAAAGATTTTAAAGGAGGCGAGTAAGATTGAAAAGGAAGATTATGAAGCGGGATTAAAGATTGCAGAAGAAAATGATAGGATAGCAAAAGCTGAATTAGCGAGGATTGATAAGGCGGGAGTTAATAGAGGCGATGCAGCTAAAGCGGCAGCTGATGCAGAAGCGGCATTGATAAGGTATAAGGGTCAAAGTGCAGACCTTCAAGAAAGAATACAGAATAGAATTGATGCAGTTAATGAGGCTCAGGCTGCTAAGGATAAGGCAAGAAAAGACCAACAAGAAAAGGAAGATAAGGAAAGGGCGGAAAGAGAGAAAAAGTTAAATGATGAAAAGTTAGCACATCTTAGAAAAGGTCAAGGCGAATATGAGGCATATCTAAAAGAGCAACAGAGATTAAGGGATGAAGCGTTGCAAAAAGAAATTGATGCTATGTTATTAGGCAATTCTCAAAAGCAATCATTGACCGAAGAGGAGGCGAATAAACTTTTAGAAATAAGAAAATTAACTGATGCGGAGATAGCCACCTTAGCACTTTTAAGTGTAGATAAACAAATTGAATATATCAATAAACTTAGAGATGCAGATAAGAATGTATTAGATGCTAAGTTAGCTGCTCAAATTGATTTTGCCAACCAATTATCAGGCTTATTAAATAACGTATCTAACTTAATGGGGCAACAATCTGAGGAGGGCAAAGCAATGGCAGTAGCAGCGACTTTGATTAATACTTATGTTGCTACGATGCGAGCCTATACAGAAGGGTTAAAGGTTGACCCGACAGGAGTATTTGCATTTCTATCAGCAGCAGCGGCAGCGGCAACAGGATTGAAGGCAGTTCAACAGATATTAAGTACAAACGCAAAAGGAACTGATGGAGGTGGAGGAGGAGGCGGACCTATTGCATCAGCACCGCCACCAATAACCAGACCGAGTTCATCCTTCGTGCAGTTAGATAATCGTGGTCCATTAGACGTTAACAACGTAGGCATGACTAAGGTTGTAGTGGTTGAGTCAGATATTACACAAGTACAGAATCAAGTAAGTTCAATTAAGGCTAAGGCGACAATAGGTTAAAACAAATAATTTAAATAATACTTTACTACATGGAATTACCATTATACGAATTAGTAATTAGCGATGAAGATGATGAATCGGGAGTTGACTTTATATCCTTAGTCGATAAGCCTGCAATTAAAAGAAATTGGATAGCATTTAAAGACGAACAATTCGAATCTTATACAGATTACCCTGAACAAGCAAAAGAGAACGCAAAGATAGCTTTAAGATATGCAGAGGAAAACGGATGGGGTGATTGTGGAACTGATGTCGGAAAACAAAGAGCAAACCAACTCGCAAAAGGCGAAGCAATAAGCAGAGATACAATAGCGAGAATGGCAGCATTTGAAAGACATAGACAAAACAGCGATAAGGAATTGGGTGACGGATGTGGAAGATTGATGTGGTTAGCGTGGGGAGGTGATGCAGGTATAGAATGGGCCCAAAGAAAACTTAGTCAAATAGATAAAAAGGCTTTTAGTTTTAAATCAGATCAAGAGAAAAGAATTATAAGCGGTCCTGCTATGATTCCAAATGAATTGATTTACCGAAAAGATAAAGAGGGCAAAGAATATAACGTAGTATTCTCAGAAGAAACGATTCAAAAAATAGTTGAGAAATATTTTAAAAGTCAATACACAACTAACTTCAATCTCCAACACAAAAAGAGTTTATTAGCACAAGGGGTTTACTTGATTGAATCCTTTGTCATAGACGAGGAAAGAGGAATTAATGCCCCTAAAGGTTTTGAAGATTTACCAAATGGAAGTTGGTTTATTTCCTGCAAAGTTGACAACGATGAGATATGGAATGACTTTATAAAAGAAGGAGTTTTTAAAGGGTTTTCAGTTGAGGGATTCTTTCAAGAAAAACAAGTTAAGGAAACTAAGTCAGAAGAATTACAATTACTTGAAATGTTAAATAAATTACAACAAGATAAATATAATATAATTACCAATATGAGTGAAGCTAAAAACTTATTAGAAAAATTAAAATCAATGTTTCAAGAAACAGAAACTATTGAAGAAAAGGTAACCATGCAAGAAGCTAAATTAGCTGATGGAATTACTATCATAAAATGGGATGGCGAATTAAAAAAAGGGACTTTAGTTTCAGTCGTTTCAGAAGAAGGCGAAATCCCTGCTCCAACAGGCGACCATGAGTTGCAAGATGGACGTAAGATAACTATCGAAGAAGGCGGAATGGTATCATCAATTGAAATGCCAAAAGAAGAAAAGGAAGATGAAAAGGAAGCGGGCGAAGTTGAGATAAACATGAGCGAGCAAGAGATAATGGCTATCAAAGAAATGTGTAAGTCTTATGAGTCAAGAATCAAGGCACTTGAAGATAAAATGAAGGTTGATAGCGAAATGATTTCTGAGCAAACTGAAACAATTGGCAAGCAAAAAGAAGCTATGTCATTGATGTTTCAAATCGTTGAGAAATTAGCAGATGAACCGAGTGCAGAAGTAAGCAAAACAGAATCATTCAATGTGAAATTATCTGAGCAAAAACAAAACGAATTAGATAATCTAAGTAGAGTAGTAGAATTTTTAAACAAGAAATAAAATATTATGTCATTTAATGTAACGGCTTTGGCAGCCTACACAAAAGCCAACGAAAGAGAACTATTGACTAAGTCATTATTCTCAGCTAAATCAATCAGTTTAGCGACTAAAATGCCTGGCGTTAAATCGTCACAGCAAGTAAACGTAATGGATACCGATGCGGTATTCCAAGCAGGTACATCTTGCGGATTCAGCGCATCAGGAACAACAACATTTTCAAACAGAACATTAACTGTTGCACCTATCAGAGTACATGAGGCTTTATGTCCTAAAGACTTAGAAACTAAGTACCTTCAATTAGTGATGGCTCCAGGTTCTAATCCTAAGACTATTCCTTTCGAAGAGAAGTACACCGATTTAAAAGCGGGTTTAATCGCAGAACAATTAGAGACTGCATTTTGGCAAGGTGATACAACTTCAGGGAATTCGAGTTTAGCTCGTTTCGATGGGTTGTTGAAAATCATCACAGCGGCTTCGGGTTCAGTTATCCAAGCTAATGCAAGTGCATTCACAACAGGCGCACCTTACAGCGCATCAGGTGGTATCACTACTTCGAATGT